TTCAGCGTGTTGGACTTTCTGTCCGAGATTTTGCTTAATCAACTCATCGGCTAACTTACGAACTTCTCCAACTTCTTGTGCTTGACGACCAACCAGTTTTTCAACCTCTTGGTGCATCTTGATAACGTCATCTAATGATTTATTCCTATATTTTTCAGGAATCTTAGAATCTTCTATCGCATGATGGTCTTGAATCTTCGTTTCTTCAGCCTCTAACTCGCTAGGCATCTCGTCTTCTTGGTCTACTAACATACTGTTTCCTTTTCCTGCCACTAATGGGTTCTAGGAGATACACATGAACTCGACAACATTTGTTTATGAGTTCGCTTTTTGCTCAGACTTCAGTTTGTCCAAGTGGCTCTTTTCAAACTTCCCATGCGCTGATGGGAAATGACCTGACCACCCTTCCAACCTAAAGGCAGGAGCAGAGATTGTTTTATAGGCTTGTGACCCACAATCTCCACATTGAACACTAGCCGTCTCATAATCAGTTAGTTTTTCAATGCGCTGTCCGCATAAGCAGACAAATTCATACATTCTTTTCATTCAATTCCTCATACGCTTGAGTGCTGACCTGTTTAAGGGTTTTTAGCCACGTTAGGATAGAAAGTTCGCCTTTTTTGAATTGTAGGCTTTTTTCGTCAGGGATTGTACTGATATTGTTCAACGATTCAATCATTGTGTCAATATCTTCCATTAAGTCTTTCCAACCCTCTTTTGACATCATGTCAAATCGGGCTTCGTAATACTTTTGTAGTTCAGGTGTCATCATTCATCCGCAGGTGTAGGCGTATTGCCTTCAGCCACCCACTTTAAATAGGCTTGGTAGTCTGTGTTAGCGGGGTCAAATGGGATAGCCCATAGTTGACTGCTTTCGTCTGTGCGAACAACGCCATGAGGTTTACTATCTTTATCTAATTGCAATTTATAAGTAACCATTATAACTCCATTGAGAAATATAAATTGGATGCTGTATTTGCGCCAATTCTGAAAATGTAATTACCTGCTGGATTCCAACTAATGTTCCATATTACATTTACATTTGACCCTGTTGCAGTAGTATCAGTAGAACTAACTGTTGGCGCACTATCAAAATTAGCAAAGTTGTAATCTGCCGCATAGTACGCACCAGCGGGGATGGATACGCTAGGCGTAGACCTTGGGGTTACTGGAAGAGTAAAGGTTGTGTAAAGTTTGCTAGTGGTGTATTTAGCGGCAATGTAAACAGTAGAAGAACCATAAATGGTTGCAAAATACCTCTGACACAAAGCCAACTCAGTACCATAAGGTCTGTAATCAAAACTCGTTGCGGTACTGCCTTTTTCTAGTTGTACGCCTGTGATGTAGAAGGTTGCGCCATTTGTTCCTACTACGGATGTTGCTCCTGTGGCTGAAAAATAGTTACCTGCCGCCCATGCACTAGCAGTAGTACTATAAGTAGAACCTATACCAAGACCAAAATTAAGTTGAATACCAATTCCGTTTGTAGCCCCTATCCAAGTTCCTGATGTATCGCCAGCAATTGTTACACTTATAGTTGTCCAAGTATTTGCAGTTGGAATTGAATAAGTAAAAGGATAACTTCTGTTTTGTGCAGAATTTTGCAACGAACCACCAAAAGTTCCAGTTAAAGATGAATACACTTGAAATGATAGTGTTACAGTTTTTGCATTAGCTGTTCCCCAAGCTAAATCAGAAGTGTTAAAACCTTCTATTCTTTGGACAAATGAAAATATATCTGAAGCTGTAATTGCATAAGCTGATTGTGAAGTAAACCCTAAATAATTAGAAAACCCTACTGGTGGTGTTATTGAGCCAGCATTTTGTTGTGCTGTTAATTTACTTGTTTGTGAAGCATAAGAAAAAAACCTATCTGTAATATATGGTGCGGCTGTTGTAATAGCTACACTAGCCCCCGCATTACGCTGGTCAATCACCATCGCACCATTGATGATGCGGTTCTTAAAGCCTACTGTGTCAGCAGAAACTGTTGTCCATGTAGGCGCAGAACCAGAACCAGCAGAAGTCAATAACTGACCGCTTGTGCCAGATGCGCCAGTTAAGGTCAATGCAGTTGTTATATTGGCAGATGCAAGTGTGGGACTTGTCAAAGTCTTGTTTGTAAGGGTATCCGTTGTTGCACGACCCACCAAAGTATCTGTCGATGTTGGTAGAGTCAAAGTACCAGTATTCGAGATTGTGCTAATTACAGGTGCAGTCAGCGTCTTGTTGGTCAAGGTATCTGTGGTTGCCTTGCCAACTAAGGTATCGGTTGCCGCAGGAAGGGTGATGGTAGTTGTACCAGCCACCGCAGTTGCTTGCAATGTGGTTGTCCCTGAAGTCGAGCCAGAGAGGTCAATCGCATTGGGTTTTAGGGTTACTGTCGTTGCCATATTTTTCCTTTATGGTGTTCCATTTGCAATAATGTTAGTTGCAGAGGTGATGATTCCTGTTGAATCCATTGAAGCAATTGTAGTTGCTCCGTACTTAAACAACAACTTTGTGCCACTTTGGACAATTGAGAAGTTGGTTGTAACCAAAGAACCTGCTGATCCTGTTGTATCTTGGTTTAAGGTAGGTACATCGCTTACCACCAATGCCCTAAATGTTGGTACTCCACCTGCTCCATTGGGTGCGGCTAGAACATACTTAGCCGTCTTGGACGCATAGGGGTTTAGGGTGTCGCCATAGCCAGATTCAAGAGAAATTGCAGGTGTTGCCCCACCACTAGAGGCTACTGGAGAAGTGGCTGTTACAGAAGTAACTGTTCCTGTCGTTGGGGTTGTCCAAGTTGGAGTTCCTGATCCAGCAGAAGTTAAAACCTGACCTGTTGTACCAACTGCGGTAACTGCTAATGCACTTGTACTTGATCCATAAACTATCCCACCTGCAACAAATGCAGAAGATTGACCAGTACCACCTCGGTTATATGCAACTGCATTTCCATTCCATGTTGCACTTGTTATTGAGCCAGGATAATCAAATGTATTGGTAGACCATGAAACATTTGATGGCGCATAGTTATGTACATCCCATGATCCTGCCGCTATTGAGTTAGACAATAGAACAATGCTGATATAACCACCTGATTGAATAGTTGCAATAGTGGTACTTGAATTGTTCTTAACAACTATTGTTCCACTACTTTGGTTATTGTTAAATGAAAACAATGCACCATTAACGAGCGTAGTTGCGTCTGGCAATTGAATGGTTTGCCCACCAGAACCTGTTACTACATAGTTTGGCGCAGAACTAGAAGTAAGAGTTGTTGTAGTTCCAGAAGCGGTTATTGATGCAAAACCACTTATATCTACATTATTTAGTATAACTGCACCAGTCTTACCTGCAACGCTTGTAACTTGATCTGTTGTATCAATCTTTTGCCAAACTGAGCCATTAAATAGCAACCAATCGCCAATTTGCCAATCAGTTATGCCGTTTAAGTTGGTGCTTCCTGCTGTTGCAACAACATAGTAGTAGTTTTTTGTACCCGTACTACTTGCCAATGTTGGCGTGTTTGTTGATGCGTTCCAAGTTCCTTGATAACTCAAAGAACCTGTAATGGTTGCCCAAGAAGTAGATGTGCCATTAGTAGTCAAATACTTGCCAGAATTACCTGTTTGAGAGGGAATTAAGGTATTTATTTGGCTTTGTAGGGAGGCTAAGGTATCAAGTACAGACTGAGAAGTGCCACCACCATTAGTAATAACTTTGATTCGTTCTGCAAGATCAGGAGCAACAACCTCACCAACATTGAGTTCAACACCACTAGAAAGCCCAATGATAAGGCTACCATCAAAATCGATACGAGCAGAGGTGACACTAATACCATCAATCCCATCCACTCCATCACGCCCATCTCGACCATTTTGCCCATTAGTGCCTTGTAAGCCTTGCTTTCCATCAAGTCCGTTTTTTCCATCTTTGCCATCACGACCATCCTTTCCATCTTGAAGGCTTGTAACCTTACTTTGAATAGTCGTGTTTAACTCGGAAAAACGAGTCTCAATGTCTGATTTGATTTTCTTTAAGCCTTGGATAACAAGTTCAGCACTTTTACCAATAGTTTCATCTCTTGCTTGTTTAGATTTTTCTTCGGCAGATTTTTGCAAGGCAATAACCATTGCCATCTGCTCATCAGCAGACATTCCATCAATGCCAAGTTTTTTCTCTAATTCAGAGATGTCCATTATTTGAGTTCCTTAGACAATCTGGCTAAAAAATCAGTTTCTGTTTTATGTTGTTTGTCTGCCATCTGCAATTCAACAATTTTGCTCTTATTCTTGATGTCAGCCTCTTTGAGCATTAGATCAGCAATCTTAACTCGTTTGTCGAACTCACGACTTGCGGCATCATCTTGAGTTGGCAAGTTAGTTGTAGCACTTGACAGGACTTTTGCTTGCATTTCCTGTGGTAACAACTGCGCTTCAACCATTGTTTTGGTTGCTTCAGCACGATTTTGCTCTGCCTGTGTAGTTTGTACAGCAATCTGAGCCTGTGCCGCTTGCATAGCCAATTGTTGCTGTGCTTGTTGCATTTGTTGCGCTTGTGGATCAGGAGCAGACATCTTTTCCAACGCTTCCATGAGTTCATAGCGGTTGGTAAACGAACTATTACCCACAATCCCCTTCAAGATCAATGGCATGACAGGGGTGTTTGGCCCTAAAGTCTGCAATAGACCAATGAACTGCTGTTGTTCGTACTCACGGGCAATGATGCCAAGCGTAGCCGTAGGAATGAAGTTCATGTCCACAGAAGGATAACGCTCTGGATCAAACTGCATATAGCGGAAGGCCGCCTTCTTAATGAACGGCATCAAGAAATCTTCTTGGAAGTTCACCAAAGTGCGCTTGTACTTCTTGATAATCGAGGCAATTGCCATCGACATACCGCCTTGACCACCATCACGGGCTACGGCAGAGACTAAACCTTGTGAGTCTAGCGTACCAGTAGCCTGTAATAGCATCGTTTGGAAAGCAGTAGCAGTCTGGATGTTGCCTTGGTCAGTTGTGCCAAACTTAAATGGCATCAAAATCTCAGAAGGTGCGCCATTAGTCAAGATTGCTTTGCCTGGCTTGACTTCAAACTTAGCACCCCGTGGTAGACGGGTAGCGTCCATAGCAATCATGGGGCTAGTCGTCAGGGCTAGAGAGTCTAAATGGCTACGGATTTGTGCATCCATCGCCTTTTGCATGTTGTAGGCTTTCTCTACTGTGCCACGACCAACAATCCTATTAGGAACTGTGTCTGCTTGGTAGGAAATGATTGGACGATCCTTCATCATGTAAGGCGATGGCTCTGCCTTTAACAACAATGAATCGTTAGCAATAACCACAATAGCCTCTACCAAATCGGTATAGGTATCTGCTTCGCTATTCTCAGGGAATAGGTCAACAATGTCTTTCTGTTCTTCAAGGTTGTTCAGGTATTCCCGTGGGACTAGACCATAGTAGGTCATTAGGCGAACCTTGTTGTCCTTGAACTGTGTAGATTCTTGAGTTGGCTCTAAATCAGCGTCATCAGGATCGGTGTTGATGTCTACTTTTCGGTAAACACCAGCCTCAATGCCTTGGACAATCTTGTGCATGGAGACAAACTTCTCCACAGCAATGCCTAAACAGTCATCTATGCTTGTGCCGTTAGGGTCAAACAGGAAGTTCTTAGGATTTACAGGATTGATCCGCACAGAAATGCGGTCTTTTTCCATCACGCCAATAGCGGCTTGATTCGTTTGGCCTGGGATCGGTTGAGTCGATGGATAGTATTCTTTTTCAGTCTTGACAATGATCTCGCCTATGCCAGAACCATAGATTTCAGCCATCAAAACGATTTGATCAATAGACTTGCGAACCTTGTCTTTGGAGAAGTCCTCCATTAACTGCGCTCTTAGTTTGCCAACATCAAGGGGATTGCCATCAAGGTCTTGGATATCGTCTTTGATGTCAAAGTATTCTCCTTGACCAAAGATCGCTTCAATAATCTCAGCGTGACGGGTTTCAACGGCTTGTTGAGTGCCAGGCGTTATCAGTCGGCTACGCTCTGATTCACGACTAGCGTCTTCAGCCGCCCACTCACCACGGAAGATTCGCTCGTACTCTAACCATTGGTCAAGATAGTTGCTATCTCGGTAGTCACGCCAGCGGTCACAATGGTCAACAACAAAGGAAACCAGTTCCTTGTCAGACTCCGTAGGTTCAACAAAGTCGCTCTGTCCTAGTTCTTCATCCATTTAAAACCCCGCT